CTTGTACAGAGGGTAGTTCCCAACGTTTGCAGATGCACTGTTGAAGTAAGGCTGTGCTGGTCGGAGCAAGTCACCGTGACGGATGTTGTAAAGGCTGCTTGATCCTGCGGTGACTAGATGCTGAACCCCTCTGAAACCAAAAGGAATAGCCGTGTTCGAAACATCTCCGCTCTCAACGTCCGGACCAATCTCTACACGTACATACCGGGACACGTTAGCAAAGTCACCAAACGACAGGATCTTCTGCTCGCTCTCTGGAACTTCGAAGTCAAACTGCTGGTATGCCGTTCCGATCTTCCTGGCAATGTAGTTCGGGCTGGCGGGGTTGAGGTTACAGTTTGTGAATGCCTCAAGAATATTCATCGACTGATCTGTGTCCGTGACAGATCGCACGAGCACGTCGAAGGAACCAAATGGCTGAGTCTCTGTTGCTGGCTGGATGTTCATCACGGAGATCTTGTAAAGATCATTCCCAGATGCCCCATCAGACAGCGAATGGAACTTGAACAGGTCGGCATAGTTCCCACCGAATCCCTGGGAAACAACCCAAGGAGACGAGGCGGTCTTGAACTTGTATCTGAAGTTCTCAAAGTTTGGTGTCGTCAGCGAGTCAACGTTGGAGGTATGCGTAGCGCTCGCACCGGAAGTTGGGACGATGAACGCGATGTTCTCTTTTCCTTCTCCAAATGAAGAACCGGAGGCGCTGACAATCACTCCGGAGCCGGTTGGCACAGCGAACGCACTTGGTACATCAAACCTGGACCATAGCAAGTGTCCTGCCTGTTCAAGTTTTAGTGGATCGGTGTTGAACACGGACCCAAAGTAGTTGATGGCCTGTGGATCGAACGATGCGGTCAGAACGTTTGGATATTCAGAGTCTGTTCCTTTGTGCCCGTTGAGCATCAGCACGAAACTCTGTCCGCCGCTTGAGAGCTCGACAGACCCGGTGAAAGCACCAGAAAAAGCAGTCTCAGTCGCGACAAAGCTTGATCCTGGTTGGTTGCAGACTTGAGCAGCGGAAGACAGACGGAGCACGACGCCCGATGGCGCCATCAATATTCCGCGGACAATTGGCGTTGCTGTTGTTGATGGCTGCAATCCTGCCTCGGAAAAGATAGTTGATCCAGCGGATTCGCTCATGAAGCAGCCAAGCGTATAAACGCTACCAGTCACACCACCAGCGTTTGCATATGGGTTGTTGCCAAGAGCACCAGCAGAAGATTCAACTGGCTGTTGCGCACCGACAATAAATCCTGCGTTGGTTGTTCTTCCTTGCCCATCTGCCGCCAGACCGTTCCCGATTCCCAACGGGCGAATATGCACCAGAGGAACAGTCGTGTTCTTGAACCACTCTCTGGCTGACAAATAACCGAAGGGGGTGTTGGTGCTGTCTTTCCCGAAGATAGAAACAAAGCCCGGTTCCGAGGTTACTTGTGTTGGGACGAAGGCCGGACCCTTGACGGTTGGCGCAATAACAACAGGCGGCGTGCCTGATGGATTACGCTCCGTTGGAGCGCTAAGATCTGTTTCAGTGGCGTTGACGCCTGGGCTTTGAAATATTGCCATATCTTTTTACCGTTTAATTGACGATAAGTAGATATGGCAACAGGGAAGGTTGGGATTAAATCACTGGAAGGTCACGCCGGATGGCGTGATCACGAAGTCCATGAGGATATATTCGACAGCTCTTGTTGGGATAACTGCAATTCTGGCATTCATCCTGTTTGAGCTGACATCGTTCTGAGTGTTGTTCCTGGTGTCACAGATCACGCTGAATTTTTCAATTCCTTGGTTGTTCTGGACGGTGGCAAGAACGAGCGTTGCCTGATCGACGAACAGTTTTCTTGTTGTGGCATTGTTCTGTTCGAACATCAGCCGGTTAGCAATCTCGATCAGTTGACGCTTGATCTCGATCAACATTCTTCGCACGTTGATGCTGGAGAGTGCAGAGTTTGTGTTCTGCAACAGTGTGTTCTGAGAGAACACATAGTTTGTTCCTGGGAACTTGGTGATCGGGTTGACGTGTGCATCATACAGACGGTCACGGTCAGCTTGGTTAATCTTCACCGCGGTCTGTTTCACAAACGCCAGGGAGCCACGGTCAAAACCGGCTGGGGCAAACCATGGGAACTTGTTGCGATCATTGTAAGAGAATGCGCTCAGAGCTGCAACGCTTCCGGGAACAGACAGTCTTCTAGAGGTCGAACTGTCTTCAATGGTGCAGTTTGGGAAATACGCAGCAGCATAGCTGTTGTCTAGTGCCCTGGAGATCAGCGCATTTGCAGTTTGGACAACAGATGGGGTATTTGTTGTTGCGGTGGTCTGTTGGCCGTCAAAGATTCGACCGGTTGCAGTACCAGTCGAGTCATACTGTGGAATGTCTTGCGGGAAGATGGCGAGACCATATGCACTGACCTTCTCCATCGCATAGTCAGTGACTAGTGGGTCGCGCTGGCCAGGGATTACAAGGATGTTGCAGTTGCTAACCGCAGGGTTGGTTGCAACATCGATTGCAGTTCGGTATGCCAACACGGCACTGTTTGATTCTCCGGCACCAGTCCAGTTCGTGCCCGTAGCAGCTCCTGGGGATGTATATGCGGTGCTGGCCAACCCATTCAGTGTAAGGTTCACCTCGTCTGATGTTGCCTGATCACTAAACCTTCTTGCCTGTTTGTCGAAGATGTTAACCCCATCCCAGCCACCGGCGAGGAATGCTGTGAACTTAGCAAAGCCCGAGAAATTGTTGAACTGCACAGCAGAGCCACTGTTCAGAATAGAAGCCAGCGTGATACGGTTGCTGAAGTTTGTTGCAACATATGTGTTTGGGTTCAGTGTTGCATTCCGCAGGTATGCCGTGTCCCTCATGTGAGCGGCGGCAGACCCGGTGAGGTTTGACAGCGCGGTGATTCCCAGGGCAACTTTTGCCAGTGAAAACTTGTTGTTGTTCAGTTGGTCGGCTGCGGAACCGGTCACCAGCACATCAAGTTTCTCAATACCGGCAAATTTTGCAAAGTTTTCAACGATCTGGTTTGGCTCAACGACTGCGTTGGTGTTGAGAATGTCGTTGTTTCTTTCGAACTTAACACCCCAGAAGAACCTACCATCGACCACCGTTTGGACACCTGGGGCTCCTGGCGCTCCTGTGGTTGCCAGATCGTTCCTCGTCACTGTGAACCGGAAAGGCACTGGTGGAACAATAGAACCGGACAACGATGCACCACCCGGGTTTGTAGAAGAAGATACACCTGTGATCCGGGTCTTGTTCAGCGGCAGACTGCCAGTAGCATCGGTCAGGGCGCTGTTCGTTAGAAGTACATTATACCCACGAAACCCAAATGGCATAGCCCGAGCAGGCACTTCCTGGGCGTTTAGCTTTGCAGATGTTTCTACCCGGATATATTTGGAACGGTTAGGATATACGCCGGTCAGAAGAATATTCTTGTCCGACGCATCCTCCGCGTCAAAGTTGAAGCTAACGGCCATGTCACCAATTGCTTTAGCAACATAGTTTGCGCTGCGTGGATCCAGCGATAGATTTCCGAATGTTTCAAGGATCTGAGGATTGGTGTCGGTGTCGTTGAATGCCCTGACGAACAGCGTGAAAGTGCCGTACTCAGAATTTGGATCGGTGCTGGCTCTGAGGTCCGCAATGCTAACCTTGACCTTGTTGTTGGCATACTCGCCATCATCCCGGGACACAACCCTGAACAGGTCATATTCTACGTTGCCAAATGGCTGAGAGATAAACCATGGAGTCTTTGGTGTTGTGTACCGTGACTGGTACATTCCAAACAAGCTTGACCAAGTTGAAATATTTGCATCGTTGCTATATTGCGACCCAGAGAGGACAGCAACTGTCGCCGTTGAAACGCTTGAGCTCAGCGCAGCGACCTCTGAGTCTACTGGGAAATGGAGCCAGAGCATGTGCTTGTTTTCTTCGAAGCCGTCGGGGTTTGTGTTCAGCACTTTTGCGATATACAAGTCCGAGCTAGGATTCAAGCTGGCGGTCAGGATCTTGAGTCCTGCATAACCATCGTCGCTAGCAAAGCTAGCCCCGGCTGAAGATGAGATCACAATCTTAAAACAGTCTTCCAACAGCCCTTCAGTACCTACCCTTGCTGACTCATAGTTGTTTGTGCCCGCGGCGAAAGTTGCAGGGTTGTATGTTACATCCGTAGAACCGCTCATCACCATGATCCTGGAATCATTTGTAGTGAAAAGCACTGCACGCACTAGGTTTGGATTCGTGGAAACACTAGTGTTGTTGGTGAATTCCGGGTACCCAAAGGCTTCATCCACGCTCACAGCGTGTTTGCCTACAAGAAACTGAACCACCCCAGGCCGAGCTCCGCTGACAAATGCTGTGCCGTTGAAGAACAAAGACATCCCGGAATTCACAACAGTGCCAGTGGCCTTTGTGAATTCAATGTCAGAGGAGCTTGAGTTTGCACCAGCACCAAGAACACGAATGTAGTTCAGAGAAGCCAGTTCGTTTTCCTTGGCATTAAAATACCTCTCTACTGCGTAGCCTCCAGGCAGAGCCGGATCCAGATCGCCGAACCGTGCCTTGAAATCTTCCGTGCCACCCAGAGTTACTGGTACGAAAGCTGGACCTCGCTTGGCTGCGCCAATGACCGTCGCAGGCACGCCACCAACTACGGCTTCGCGCTCTGTCAGATCGAATTCCCGGTCAAAGTATCCGGGAGCTTTGAATGTCATATTACCCATGTTTTAAACTATTCTTCCTTGTTTGCTTAACAAACGTAAGTATGGAACATAGTACGGGAATCCGACTAGCCTGACCTGTCCAGGATGGTTGGTTAATTAGTTATAGGATCAAGAATATGAAGCCGTCAGCGTTTCTTATTACTTTTGCCGCCGTCGATGAAGAAGTTGTTCAGCGTTTGTAGATCTGAAGCGGTGTACACTGTCTCTCCATGTTTCTGAGATCTGCTCATCTCCTTGACAAACCTACCATCTTTCCGAAACAGGAACTGCTGGTCTGTAGTTCGTGGACCACCGGTGTTCAGCGGGGTTTCTTCAACGTCTTGTGAGAGTGAGAACTTTGTCATCTGATCATCCTTTGTCTTGTGGTACAGTTCCGAGTCCCTGACAGAGTTGATCGCGTCAGTTCCTGGGTCTAGGAGCTCTGTCTCGAAAGTGACCGAAGTGTTTGAGATATAACGCTTGATGGCTGTTCTCTGCCCAGGCCCAGTTGGTGCAACAAGGATTCCTTTCACGTTCATTGTGAATACATTCCGGACAATCCGTTCCTCATCGGTCATATCCTCCGAGTTGTTCCCAGAAGTTATCTCGCTGTCAAGCACAGCGTTGAACCAGTAGCCCTTCGAGCTCTTGAGGTAGAAACTCTTGCCAGGAGCTAGCTGGGATGATAGTGTTGTTTCGATCAGATAGTTCATGTGCATCTCCTCGGTCGTCCAGTAGACGATCTCGTACTTGGCATCGAAACTCTGCGGGAACGGTATCTTGATGATCTCGTAGATATGATCCTCTGGGTTTAGGTCACTCGCCAGGAGCATGCCTTGGCGAATGGCTCTGTTGTCCTCCAAGTTGTTTTTATTTGCCCTGTACGTTGTAGGTTGCGTAACTGGGAGGTTGTTAAATCCCAGGGCGTTCAATAATGTCTGGAGGTCGTTGTCGTCGACATCGGACAATTTCCTCTTGATCGTCATCTCGCCAAAGAATGTGTGTTGGGACTCCTGGGCTAGCCCGGTCCTTCTGACAGAGATGGCTGGGAGGATCAGGACACCGTTCTTGTCCCTGAATGGCTTGAGCTTCTTTGCCACTGCAAACCTTTCGCCGCCAGCAAACTTAACGAACGGTTTTGGTAGAGCATACTGTCTCTGTGTTCCCTGTGCGGATGAGAAGTTGCGAAAACCTATCGTCTGATCAAATAACTCTACCATTGCAATATCAACGTCCTCTATCCCACAGGAAGGAATCCAGAAAGAACCGGTGGATCCAACGATGCTGTCGAGCCCAGTGTCATCTCCAGCAAATGGATAGCCAGTAGGCAACTGCTCAACATATCCTCCAAGCCTTGGAACGTTCTGTCGTACAACGTTTCCAGTTGGTGTTAGCGGCGATTTGTTGTCGTCGTTCACACCGTTCACTGAGTTGTGATCATCAGTCATAGATACCAGCCTTTGCTGGTGGCGGGTTGTTTTCGAACGTTGTCACCTTCTCGTTCGGATTCTCTGTTCGCTCATCCGGCGCGACTCTCCTAGGCCCAGTACCTAGGGCAATGTCTGCCATGTTCCCACCAAGTCGCTGGCGCATCTCACGAACATCCATCGTAGCCTCGCCGGTCGATGTCACCGGCAGACCTCTCTGCTGCTCGAATGTCATCTGCGTGTCCCCAACGTTGTTCGGTGTCTTTGGTAGGTTCTTGATAGCGTTTGGATCGAGCTGGCTCAGCCTTGCAGACCGCGCAGTGATCTTCCATGCTAGCTCATACTCAGCCAAACCAAAGATGTTGTTCGTGTTAATCAACGTCAGGATCTCATACACAGTGTTGTCAAACATGAACATGTCACCCTCAGATGGCGTTATCCGTTTGTCATCCAAGTCTTTGACCTGAATCAACACTTCCAAGCTACAGTCCAACTGTGGTCCAAACGCAGTGTTCTTCGATACCCACTCAGGCTGACCAACCACTGCCGGGATCTTGATCGGATTGTCAAAGATCTTCTCAGGAGCCTCATCATACACTGGGTGCACAGCACTCTTGAGCGTCGACACCGGCAAATACAGAATGAACTGACCAGCAAGGTCCGCTATGTATTCCTTTCCGATGTCATTGACGAACTGAATCTCTTTCTGACCTATGAACAATCTAGCCATGACATTTAACTATGCAACTACCTTGACATGTGGCAACTACTTGTTTTTTCGGAGAAATTTGATCAGTTGTTTTTATGTGATGAGTTTAGCTGGTTGCTGCCGCTCACTGATCGCGAACATTTTTATGCAAACAGTCATAGATAAGGGTGAGCAAAACTATGTGTAAAAAACATTTAAAATGGCATTTTGACTATTGTTTCATGGGCGAGCACCACTCCCGCTCCAAAAATGTAATCTATAAAATAGAAAACACTATTTCTGGCAAAATCTACATCGGCCAGACTAGACGTATGCTTTTCCAGAGATGGATGGACTATAAATACAATCTTTTGCGTCCGGCAAGGAAAACTAGATCTATCGGAACAAACCTGAAACTGAAAAACTCAGTGCAGAAACACTACCAAGAAACTGGAAACCTTGATTTTCTTCATTTTTCCATTGTGGAAATTGTCAATGTTTCTGGCGAGGTATCCCAGGATGAAATCGGTGCATTGCTTAGTGAACGTGAAATATTTCATATCAACCAAGCCAGGGCACAAAGAGGCAATACAAATGTTTGCAATGTCGTATCAT